GATAACACTAAATTAAATCCGTCTTTCCATGATGCAAATACTGCCTCCTGGGATTTAGTAAGTGGACTCAAAGATACAAGGTGCTCAGTTCGTAGTCGAGATGGTCGTTGTTGTGCTTTCATTTAGTTTTAATGTTATCCCTTAGTCGTGGTGGTAATCCTTTTTTAATTTTGTCCTGTACTTCTTTCCAACCATCTCCAGCAGTTTGTAGAGTACTCTTCGCTCCACTAATTAGGTTAGGTGCATACATCACTTGTTGGATATTCTTATCCTTAACGTATTCTTGCATGTCAGCAATAGACATCATCTTGGTGTATATTTCACCTGTTTTTAAATTTTTAAAATCATATAGAGGCATGTGTAAACCACTCCGGTGTGTTGCGTTTAGTCCAATCCATTTTAAATCGTTCCTGTTTAGTGTGATAAAAGTTTCTGTATGATTCTACTACATCAGTGCCACCTAAACCAATAACTACGCACTCTGGATTAGAACCCATGGCCAATTTAAATGCTGACTTGCAATTGGTGTGTAATATACCCTTGGGTAGTTCTTTCAACAAAGTCCTTAGTTTAGTATCAGTTGAATGAATTTTACCATACCTATATGTATATTCATCACATAGTGCTGTAAAATGTTCATAGTGCCAATTGTAATTACAGCAGTTTTCTCTTGACCATACAGTACAAGGATGATTATGATGAACAGCCTTATAAAGGATATCCTCTCTATCGTCTTGTAGTTCGTAATACTTTAGGGTTCTTTTGCCTGATTTGGATGGACGCATGGTAATAGTACCGTCTAGCATCCGGTGGACAGTGGATAACATTTGAGCTGATTCTACAATCATCTTAACTACGTGTTTGTCACACTGGTCTTGAGCAGCTTGGATTGGATCTTCATTTAGTATAAAAATATTCATAATGTATATTATATCAAAGTTTGTTTGATTTGTCAACCATTTAATGCAGTAAATATATTTCTTAGTAATAGTAACAGTCCAGCACCATTTAGAATAATGAGAGCTCGATCTTGCCATATAATTGATACCCATAACCACAATGTAATACCGACTATAGAGAATCCTAAGTCATACATTTGTAGACCTTCGATACCTCTTAGTGACATTGCACATAGTACAAGTATTGATGCCACCCATTTGACGTACCAATCTAGGGTATGTTTGGGTGTTGCTGACTTAAAGATTCTTTTAGAATTTTCAAGTTCTTCTTTAGTATATTTCACCATAATGTAATTAGGGCCCTGTAGACCAGGGCCGTAACCCTGTTAACCTCCTTTAACTGTCGCCATATTCATATCTTCAATATGTCTATTCAGGAATTCTATTTTCTTTTGCATCTTGTATGCCAGAACTTCTTTTCCTTTGCGTTTCAGTTTCTTCTGATAGTATACTGCCTCTTTTTGATCTTTTTTGAGGCGTTCAATTTGTACATGCATAATGTTTCTCCATGGGTTAATTGATTAGCTATCATCATAAAGGTTTATCTATAGGCTGTCCTCCAAGTTAGTTAAGTTATTGACGGATTAAGTTAGGGAATGCATCCATAACCAGTTTCTTAGTTAACCCCTTATACTTAAGGTTTTTATCTTTAGCATCAATGAATACTTGAGCATCTGATGGGTGAATAGATTCCAGAATCTCTAAAAACATACTTTCGCGTTTAATAGGATTCATATCTGTGTATTGGCCTTTAAAGAAATATTTAAATTTTCTATACTGGTTTTGAAGAGTAGCATAGTTCATGCCGTCTGGCATATCATCTTTCTTGTACGGAGGGGCACCGGGCGGCAACATAGAGATAATATCATCATCAAAGTTGATTCTTAGAATGTCTCTAAGTGGTGCAGAATTCATTTTTCGTAGATAAGCAATCTTATCCACCTTGGTTGTTAGTTTGGCTTGTCCTTCTAGGACATCCGATATTAGATAATTACGCATTATAAAATTCCTCCACGCATTCAATCAGGTTAGTACATCTCTTTTTAATCAAATAATTTAATACTTTCATTTTCATGGGTAGTTTTTGATCGTCATATTTATTTATAATGGATTCTTGTATGTGTTGTGGAATTTCATTTAAGTCAATTAAGGTCTTATTCCTTTGATAGTTACGATACAAATCCTCGGGCATAGCGGCTTTAAGGTCATCACTGTTCTCTAACCACTCATCAATCCTTGTTTGTCTTAGTGGAGTTTGTTTACCACCTGACATAAATGTATCATCCTTAGATAGGACATTAGGAATTCCATCTCCAGCATCACCTCTCATGATGTGATTGAACAAATAGTTTCTTGGGCTCTTATCTGTGACTGCTTTCTTTTGGATAGGCGACCATTGTTTTACGTTATTATATTTTTGTAATTGAATAAAATCTTTATCGGAAGATACTATCATCACTGGTTCACCTTGTCCGAATTCTTGGGTACGTATAGCTAGTGCACCGATAATATCATCCGCTTCACAACCTTCCATATGCAATACTTTGTATGGTAGATTTTCTTGTATCTCTTCACGGATTAAATTTACGATACGGAATATCTCGTTCCAATCCATAGTGGATTCTTCTTTACCTTTCCTACGCATTCCCTTATATTCGGGAAAATACTGACGTCTCCAAGTATTCATACCATCTGCACAGATAACCATCTGACCATATTCTTTTCGATACCTTTTATTGTACATACGAATACTGTTGAGTACCATATGACGTATCATATTTTCATCATTTAATTTTTGCACTATGATGTTTGAAAGTGCGATCTGACTATAATCAAGTAATATCATTTTTATTCGCTTCTATTTTATTATAAAGAGCATCTAAGTCTTCTTGTAGGAAGTGCTTGATGCCACCGTATCTCATAAACATTGAGGATATAAGATTTACAATCACATACATATCACGTGATTCTTCATTCTCTGGATCCCTAAAATCCATTTCATCTAAAGCAGAATCTTCTGACGCAAAGTAATCTTCGAGCATCATAAGAACAAATTGAGAGGTGTCTACGCATTCTTCTGTGAAGTTTTCGTAGGCCCAGTTCCTTTCGGACTCTATCTGATCTTGTCGCCTTTCGGTTGGAAATGGTATTATATTGTTCATAATAGATATATTATACTACACTTTAACATAAAAGTAAACCTTTATTTTAAGTTTTTTACAGCATTACCACCAAGTCGTATCTGAATGATACCATTATAGTAGTCTTCTGTGAGTAACACGTCCCTATCAAACTGTTCTTTAGCTTCCATATATGCACAATCACCTTTGGTCTTACATAAGTGAAGTATCTCTCTCTGGAAGCCAGATGTGCCACTTTCCTCTATCTCTGCCATAAGGTGATTATTAGAACCCCAATAGCTTCTCCAATCTGATTCTACTTTAAGCTTCTTGCGTCTTTTCCGAGTCTTTGTTATGGGTAGGGTCTTCTGACTCCAAAAGAATTTTTTTCCAACGTATTTCCTTTGTGTGGTCAGGTTCGTTATCAGGTAAACAAAACCGTACACGTCTTCGTGACTGAATTCCTCTGGCGGCTGCCATTCTACTCCTTGAAAGAGCCATGGTGGGTTACTCCTCGTAGTCTTCTTGGGCATAATCTAGGATTAGAGCCTCATTGTTATATCGTGGAATAGCATCTATCTCTACTTGCGTACCACAATTAGGACAGAATCTGTCGTCTGTATCCCATTCGTCTTCTATATTTATAGAAGATAATTTATAACAAAATTGGCAATCAATTTCTTGCAGCATATGTTATCCTTATATTTCTTTAAACTCGGCCCATCCACCAATTGGTTGTCCGTCTATTTTAATTTGAGGAAATGTTCTTGCTGTTGGGAATGTTTCTAACATCTCCTCTCTACCAAAATCAACTCCGAGTTTCTTAACCGAATATGTATGTTCAGATGTTTCCTGAATCATGGCTTGGGCTTTTCTTACTGCCATGTCACAATATGGACATTGGTCTTTACTGTAAATTTCTATAATCATAAACTTAATCCTGCCATTGTTTCGGTTGTTACATCTTGTTTTACACCACCAGTTACATAAGAAGTGATCTCTGTTTCTTGAGGAGCGACCTGTACATTACCACCACCAATCCATTTCTCTGTCCACGGTAATGGGTTCATCTGTGTTACGGTATATGGACAATGTAACCCTATTGATCTCATTCTTTTACATCCGATCCATTCTATATAGTCAGATAGTAATCTCGCGTTGAGCCCGATCATAGATCCGTCTTTAAATAGATACTGTGCCCATGCTTTCTCTTGTTCTATCACATCGACATATAGTTTAATAGAGGCGTTTTCCATTTCCTTTGCAATCTTAGCGAAGTCCTTATCTTCTTTTACTAGTAGTTTTAACATGGTAGTAGTAGCAGCTAGATGTGTGTTCTCGTCTCGTGCAATGAATTTAATAATCTTTGCATTACCTTCCATCTTCTTCAATTCGGCAAAGGCCCAACTACATGCAAATGATACATAGAATCTTACACCTTCCAAGGCATTGGCACTCATCATTGCCATCCAGATAGCACGTTTGTGATCCATCTTATTGGTAGGGCCTGCATTACATGTGATTAAATCGTCATAGTATCTACCTATAGACTCGGCACATGAATTGATTTCTTTAATATTTAGAATACCATCAAACACTGCACCAGGAGATGGGTAGATATTACGGATAATATGAGTATAACTCCTAGAGTGAATTGTTTCAAAGAATGACCAACATTCTATCCAGTTCTCTACTTCGGGTAAAGAAGCAATAGGTAAGAATGCTAGGTTAGGAGCACGACCTTGTACACTATCTAACACAATCTGTCTTTTAAGATTGGACGTGAAAATATGTTTCTCGTGTTCTGTAAGAGAGTCGAAGTCCTTCTTGTCTTTTGAAATATCTACCTCTTCGGGTCTCCAAAAGAATCCAAGTTGTTTCTCGGCTATCTTATCTAGTTGTGGGTACTTTAATTCATCATATCTTTGAATATCGACACCTTCATCCAAAAACATATTTCTTTCCAGATGTGATTTCTTATTCTTTTTCAATACTGCCATTTATAAATCCTTTATATTATATTATATTTTGCAACTCTCGCAATCGTCATCTTCATATGTTACAGCTTCACCTTCATAACTGTGGTGAGTAGCCTCGTCTGTTATTTCTCCAGCACCGTCAAAGGTATTAAAGTAATACAGTTGCTTTAATCCGTAC